CTTGTAAGTATGTCTAATTTACGAGCAACGTATGGTATTTGAAATTCTGTACTTAAAATAGAATAAATAGAACCTAATGAGTTTTCTATCTGCAATGCCTGGAGTCTAACTTCTTCTGCTGTTACTCTTTCTGCATCTCTCATATCAGCAAGCATAAAAGCTTGTGATAATCTTGCTTCTATTTGTTGTTTTGCTTGCATTGCAACTGCCATATCCTGACTTTTTTGTACTTGCAATGCTAATACGTCATTTGGATCACCAGTTACGAAACTACCATTAGCAGCTCTAGCTAAATCTGCTGCTTTTGTAACTCCTGACGGTTTTGTAAGAAATAAAACTTTAGATGACGCTAATGCGCCCTCTGCTATTGCCTGACATAATGCTTCAACTGTTTGTAAATCTGCTAAAGCTGCACTTTCGACATAAGACACACCGTATGCTTGTCCATCTACTCTAGTCATACGCAATGGCAACCAGGGCGATCTATTTAAAGGTGATTTACCCTCTGTGCCAGGTACAATTTTGTTTTTAACCTCTTGATGCCAATAAACTTGACCGTCACGCCACTCAATATGTGTATATAAACGACATTTTCTTTCGCTATCAGGTTGATCTACATATTCTTCAGGTTCTGCGCCTGTTAACTCTTCATCTTCTTCCATTAACATGTCTTTTATTACTGGCGGCAGCACTTCGTATGCAAGTTCTTCACATATTACAGATTCCATTGGATTTCCCATAGGATCTCTTGTTATTACATATCTATTTAAATGAAATACACGCAAACCTTCGCTTGCAACGTACAGCATTGCATTTCCGCTAACAATTAAATGCAATAATGCCTCATGAAATACAGTACGATCATTACTAGCCTCTATTTCTCGCAAAACCATACGTTCTATTCTGCTTAATGCTTCTTCTGTAGCTGATTTTTCGTCAGCACCTACTCCTTGCTTTGCTAACTCTCCCTCGTCTAGTGAAAACCTAAACATTTGTTGCGTAGGCGGCAATAATGCCAGCAACATACGACTTGCAAGATTTATAACGCCTCTTTGACCTATACCGTTCCAGGGTACAGGATAATTTTCTTTAGAATTATATGTAGGCTCTGCTGATTCAGGAATAAGGTAAGGCAATGTCAACTTGGCACAAGTTCTTGCTCGATCCAAGTGATAATTTCTATCCTGTTCATGCGTTCTATAAAATTTTTCAGCCATAGCAGCAGAGTTTGAGTAAACCATAGTTATACAGCGATGTTTGCACCAGATCCAGTATCTGATTGACTACCAGAACCTATTTTTAACGATGTTTTTGTTGTTTTAGCACCTCTTCTTGTTTTATTTCGTGTATCTACTTGTGCTGTTTGCGCTCTTCTTGGATCAGCAGCCAATATTTTAAGAGAACTTGTAACAGCTTGCCCTCTAGCTTTTATGCCAGCTAATTTTTGTTCTTGTTCAGCTCTTAAACTAGCTGCCTGACTTTGCTGACCTTGTACAATTTTTTCTTGTTCTATTTGCATTGCTTGTAGATTAGCTTGCTGTTGTGCAGCGGTTGCTTCTCTCTGTCTTTGTAATCTTTCCATTTCAGCTCTTTTTTGAGCTGCTAAACGATCTGCTTCGGCTTGCTTTCTTGCTGCTTCTTCGGCAGCTCTCTTTTTTTTCTGTTGAGCTGCTATTGCACCACCGCCTGCAACTGCTGCAACTATTGGAACTACTGCTGGAGCGCACATAATTATACTCCTATATTAAGGCCAGCACCTTCACTTGCTGCCATTAATGATTTGTCAATTTTTAAAGTTTTAACTGGTTTATTTTTCTTTGGTCTTGCCGCTGTTGTCTGTGCCGTTTCTGGTGCTTCCGCTTGTTGTGTAGTTGTTGCATAAGTAGAAGCTTGTTGCGCTGCGGCGGCTGCGGCGGCTGCGGCTTGCTCGTTACCTAACTGCTCCTGGAGCTGCGCCGTCTGTGCATTAGCTGCATCAATCTGACTTTGCAGTTGTGTTTGAAAAGCTTCTTGTTGCGTTTGCATTTGTTGCTGGAAAGCATCTAAAGATGCCTGGTTTGCAGCAATTTCTTCTTCACTTGGCCCTTGATAAACAATATTTGGGGCTTTTGGGCTGCCAAAGCACATAATTAACTCCTAAGTGTTGTAAGTAAGGTTTAGACCAGAGCCTGATCCTTGTTTTGTGGCTACTTTTCTGCGGATTCGCAAGCCACTTTTGCCTTTTCCTTTAATACCTCTAGCATCCGCACCTATAGTTGGTGGTTCTGCGCTTTTTTCTGGAGGTGGTGGGCCAGCTAAAGCCAATAATTGTTGTACCTGGCGGTCAACATTGTTAGCTGTTATCTGTTTTTGTGTGTTCAACGCTTGCAAAACATCTTGTTTTTCTCTTAATGAAGCTGTTAGTTGATTTTGTATCAACATAGTTTCATTATCTAACTGTGCTTGAATTGCTTCTTTTTGCAACTCAAACTGTTTGTCATAAGCGTTGTAATCTGGCTTAGTAATAGTTGCTGGACTACCGCCACCAAAACACATTAGATAACCTCCAAGTTTAAAGGATTTTGCTCCTGGGCCTCTTGTTGAGCAACCAAATACCTAACAACAGATGCTTGGCCTGCTCTATACCACACCTCTTTATCGCTAAAGTCAAGACTTGGCGATTTATCAGGAAACTTTTCAGCCAAAATAGCTATAAGTCTCTTGTCAATATTAGGTAAATAAGACATTACAAGGGTGTAATACTCTTAAGATTACCCCTTTTACATGAATTATGTAACCTTTTGGCATAATATAAATAATATATTGCATATATGTACTCCTATGGCTGATTTAGCGCAAACTTATGCAGAAATGCACGAAATAGTTGCAGAACAAGTACTAGAAGACTTAAAAAGCGGTGATCGCAAAGCGAGACAAGAAGCAATGCAGCTTTTAAAACAAAACAATGTAACTGCTACAGCATCTGAAGGCAGCACATTGAAAAAATTAAAAGATAAATTAGATTTTTCTAATCTTGCAGACAAAGTTATACCTCTTACTCTCCCACCGTCAGCCTCCTAACACCGCCATAAGACTTACCAGCGACTTGTTTTCTAGTCCAGCCCATACATATAGCGTCTATAGAACCTACAGTTTCATCCATCCAGGCATCTAGTTCTGCTTCTGCAAGTTGATCCGTTCTTGCTCGCTGCGCTTTTATCTGATCCTGGGCGGCAGCTTCGACAAAAAATCCACATGCAATAGCAAGAGCATCTAATCTGTCATCAAAACTTAAGCAACCTTTTTCAGATGTAAGCCGACTAGCCTGAAAAAACAAACTCCTGGAGTAACCATGTTCAGGATCATCGTCATGTAATCGGTAGTCATTGCGTATAACTTTACTTGTAACTATCAATCTATGCTGTTGTATTAACGGCCCTAATACATCGCATAATCTATTTTCTTTTCTTATGTTATGCCTAACTTCTTCTATGGTTACAGGATGCGTTCTAAGTAAGTGTGGTTTTAACAAAGCACTAAACATACCGTCACCCATGTTTGATTCAGCAATCACATAATTTACATCCCACTTCTTTGCTACATCTGCCAGGTATTTCAATACTTCATCTGCATAACCAAGTGTAGATCCACCTGACTCAAGTAAAAACATATTACCGTTTAGTTCAGCAACAACAGCCCAGGCTAGTTCATCCTGGCCTCGGCCTGCTGGATCAATAGCTAAGACGCAACGCCAATCCTCTTCTTTCGATACCCAACCATTTTGAAATATAGGTTTGTGGTAAAACCTGTCAGCACCCATGCCAACACATACTAAATCCTGTAATCGCTGATCAGGCTGGTTAGACCAAACCACAGTTTCTGGCAATGCAGTACCATCTATATCCATGACCATAAGATCACCAAGCCGTATTGGAAATCTATCTAAGTTAGCTAGTCTAGTATTGAGCATGAATTGCAATTCAAAAGAAGCCTTAGTCATAGAGGCTTTTCTCTGGAGAATATCTTCATGACCAAATCTCTCTGGATCTGTAGGCTCATGCACGAGGCTGGGGTTAGAGATGACCTCCTCCTGGATCGTAGGATCGAGGTTGCCCTCGTAGCAATCCAACTCCTTCGGATAAAGCGCAGGCCAGTAACGAGCAGAATAATTCCTTTCTCTCACAAGACGAAGATAAATTGATGTCTCTGTATGAGGCGTACCTAAATATAAAATTTTACGAGGCAATAGCTGACCTTCTTCTGGTTTAATTATTGATTGAATTTCTTCTACAGCATGTGCAACTCTTTCCTGTTTAAGTTGCGTTATAACATTTGCCAAAGTTTCTACGTCATCAAGTATTGCACAGGTACAACGCTGACCAGTTGTTTGGCCCATAATGCCCATTGATCTTACGGAAGGACTTTGTTCTTTAGATCCTGGAGCAACATCAAACGCTACATTACTAAACCTGTCAGTATTACCAGGCATAAGACAATTAAGAATATCTATTTCACCAATACATCTCAGCATAAATGCAGAAAAGTCAGTAGCTTTTACAGCAGTAGCTGAGACAACAAGAATTTTTTCATTTGGATCAACTCTTAAACGCCATAGTGCATAGAAAGACGCAAGAATTGATTTACCTAGCCCACGAAATGCAACAGTAAGACTTTTATCAGGCCCATTTTGCATCCACTCGCATACTTTTAATTGCTGACGAGTAGGAGTATCAGCTAGTCCTAACTCCCGCAATAAATAACAGGTAAAGTTAGGAAAGCTGTCTCTTAAAACTTTAGGAAGTGGCTCCCATAGTTCTTTCATTACTCACTCTTTTCTTCTTCTTTTTTCTTTTCCTCTACAACAGGTGCATCCTGGACATAGTAATCAGCAGGCTTAACAGCCTTAAGGGTAGTATCTTTTACTACACATGATCCGACTAGACCTAACTCTAGTCTTTGGTTGTTTGTTAAATAAACCATAATTTTAATAAGTAAGACAACAAAACCCCTATGACTACAGGAGGTCAAAGGGGTCTTGCGAACCCCCGCTGACCACGACCAAGCAGCAAGCTACAAGGGTTATGTTAAGATTAACGCTTTTTGGCGGTTTTGGCAGACCTTCTAAAGTTTGCAGCAGTAGGCGCACCCTTAGATCCAGGCTTTCTCATTTTTTCACCAGATCCAGCTTTAATTCTTTTTCTTTTGGCATGTATGTTTGCATAAAGTCCACGTTTAGCCATTACTTTAGTCCTCTTCTGTTGCGTAATACAGTAAAGTCAGCAGCATTAATCTCATTTTTAGGATTAGCCAGCTTTGCAATCTTCTTTTGTTTAGGAGACAAATCCTGGTATTTTGCCTTTCCCATTACTTTTTACCTCCTTTTACTTTCTTTAGAGGTTTAACTTTTTTAGGTTTACCGTAGGCCATAAAGATGTTGTAGGTATCTATCTACTAAAGTAACGCCCAGGACGTTGTTTTGCATCTTCTTCTCTACGTTTTTTCAAATAATCTTTAAATTGCTGCCTATTTGCTCTTAATCCATCAGTTAATCCATGCTTTTCTCTAATCCTTCTCATACTTCTCTTGTAACTGTATCTTTCCCTGGGAGTTAAGTCTCTTTCTTCTTTTCCAAAGTTTCTCTTGAAGTCTTCCAACTCCTTGTCCATTGCGTCAAATCCATCCATATTTGTTGATTTTTAGAATAGTACTTGCCATATTAGCAGAATATGCCTACGATAGATACGTTAAGGAGATTCCTTAGGCAAGAATCTATAGAGAACTTACAGAAAATAACCTTTAACTTACATACAATCTCTAACTTAATACTTTACAGCTTACCTCGATAAGCCTCTTTCGTAATAAACCCATTTTGGGTCTCACGATTAAGGGGTGAAATCGAATGTCATTTGGCTACTTTTCCCCATTGCCCCCTATGATTTTCCTATAAAAAAGAACATTTTTATATAAATTAAGGATGTTTGGAAGGAGATACCAGGGGAGGGAGGGCCAAAGGATGGCCAGCCAATAAAATCAGGATAAGAAACGCCTGGAATAACTACACGTTAAAGTCTTGTAGTACTGTCCAAGTGACAGTACCGCAGGCCGTCCAGGGGTTAGCCTGGGGAATTGTCCAGGAGGAACGCCAACGGCCACCAATAAACAAAGGTAAGCACCCGCCAGAGAATACCAGGGAATAACTAATGTAAAGTTTTATTAATATCTATTTTCCTTTAAAGCAAAGCATAAGCAAAGCGGCCAGAATGTAACTAATGGCGGCCACACACTAACCACGACCCCCGCCAGAATAAAAACAAATGGAAACTATCGAAACCCAAGAAAGCTTTAAACTAATGCCTCCTGAATTAGTCCAGGAAATGCCCAGGCTATACAAACAGGACGGCAAGGGAGACCAGGCAACAGTTCACGCCCACTTATTCGGGCCTATTGGAGACTTCTATTTAACAGAAGTGAACGAGGAAGGCACAGAAGCTTTCGGCTGGTCTAGGTTAACTGCAATGCCTGAAATGGCTGAGTTAGGCTACATCAGCATTAATGAACTTAGAGACCTCCTTAAGAAATACACCGACAAACCAAGCTTATTAACTGTTAAATACATGGTTGAAAGGGATTTGTACTTTACTAAGGACACTCTAGAAAACATTAAAAAGAGGTGGGCTTAATGGTTGCCTCTACTTTTACCTTCCACCAGGACGGCGGCCACGGTTACATAGAAGTTAGCCTTGATTTGTTGCAATACCTGGGCCTAGATCAAAACATAAGCGGTTATTCCTACATAACAGGAACAACTAATAAAAGGGTCTTTTTAGAGGAAGACCAAGACGGTAGTTTATTTGTTTATGCTTTTGAAGCTATCGAAAAGAAAAGGCCGCATTTAATCGTCAAATCTTACGAAGGTCTAGCACCTTGCAGAAAGTATGACAGATACCCCGCAACAAGTAATGACAGCTTTAGCGAAACAATGCAATTAATTAACCATTATAAAATGCTTTGTAAACGTGTAAGAGCTGAAGTTAATGAGCAAGCCAGGGCAACTAATTAGAATCTAGCCTGGAGGGCCTTCGGGCCTTCCATGCTGGACTCTTATGCCACCCTCAACCAAGAACGTCACAGCACGCCACCCTTAACTGAGAACATAAAAGGCCCAGCACTTAAAAACCACGACCAAAGGAAAACCAAATGGAACACCAGGAAAGAGAAAAACTAAGACAGGAGGCCTTAACGCTATTTACAAAGGCTTTGCAACTTAGCAAAAAAGCAGCATTTACAGATCCCGACAGAGCAAGCGCAGGGGATGCCATAGGCACACTTGCGGCGCAATATGTTAGATGGAATTGTGAAGACGCTTTCGAAATCGCTTACAACGTACTAGAGGAGTGCAACATGCACGACCTTTGTAAAGATTTAAGCGCAGCCTGGAAGGCTGACCAGGTAAAAACATTTACAAACGTTTGGACAGGTAAACCAGTTCAGAGGCGAGTCAAATGAGTAAAATATTTATCTCTATTGAGACAGATAACGCCGCCTTCGATAGTCCAGGGGAATCGGCCCGCATACTAAGAAAGATTGCAGCCGATTTAGAACACTACGACCCACGCAGCCAATTTGATAAAACGACTTTAAAATTATTAGATTTTAACGGCGCAGCCTGCGGGTTTGTTGTCGTAACTAATGATGATGAAGACAGCCCAGGAGGGGATTAAACCCTCCTCTGCTGTACTCATACAGCACTAAACCACGACTCAAAAGGAATTAATTATGCCTTATTTTGAAATTACAGACGGCAACGGCACTTCACATACTGTTGATTTACTATCTGAAGACCCTACAGATATTAAAGCTGAATTTAAAAAATTCGAAGCTAAAAGAAAAGCTAAAAAAGCTTACATTAGTACAAAAGAAGACAAGCTTGCAAGCATAAAAGTTTACAAGCCGAAGAGCCAGGAGGAAACTAATTAAGAAAAAAATGCTTGGAGCTGCCCTTATATTTGTGGGCGGCTCTATTTCTTTACCAGCTCTAATATATTTATTGGTCGGATTTGCCGAGCCTGTATTTGTATTAATAGTTGGATCAATTATTATTTATTCAATTTTTAAAAAAGATGGAAAAAACAACAATGAATGAACAGCAAAAGACAACTGTTTTATTCAACATCTTGGGAGCATTATGCGAAATTGCTGAACGTGATGCGACTTTTTTCTTGCCACAAAACGGTAACGAGATAGATTACCAGGAGTCAATTAATTATTTAGCAAAAGAAATTGGCAAAACCGCCAGGAGACTAGAAAGCGAATGAACTACAAACCAGACGATCCCGAAATGATCCAGGCGCAAAAAGATTTAGACAAATTATCAAAAGGTTTACTGTCTGAAAGGATAATAAACAATGATAAAGATTTGTATGCGGAGTTATCTGACATACAATCGTGCTTGCTTGAGGTTAGTTTTTTAAAAGCTAGTTTTTTAGAAAAGTACGAAAATACTGTTGATCAATTTGTTAAAGTCCTGGACGAGCAAAGGGAGATAGAAACAAAATTAGCGGTATTACAGCACAAAATGCTTCATAGCTTTGAGCTGGTAAAACGCTATTTCAGAGACAAGAAAAACATTAAAAAGGGGTTTAAATGATTCAAGCGCAGTATCAAACTTTTGCAAAATTGTTGACTATGCTACGCCAAAACAGCACCGACAGCAGAATTGGCCTTCTGTCTGTCGAGTGCTTTTTATATGTTGCACAGGAGTCGCAAACAATAGCATCATTAGCACAAAAGACAGGCGCAGATGCAGCCTCAGTTAACAAAGCCATTTATCCATTTATTCCAAAGCTAAATAAAGCAGGCGAGCTGATACAGCCACGCATACCTTTATTGAAACGCAAAAAGTTAAACAATACAAAATCAAAACTTATTGAATTATCAAGAACAGGAATTAGCCTTATAGCAAGCATCCAGGAGGAGCAATGATGTTTACACCAAGTCAAAGAGATTTTATTAACGTCAGTATCTATACAGAATTAGACAACCTAAGAAAGCATGTAAAATTTTATCAGGACTTAATTGAAAAA